TAGCTTGGTTTCGATACCATTCTCGTGCTTTTTCTGTTCGTGCTGGAACCTGACCGGCTCTAATACCTTTTGCCAAAATATCAGTAAATAATCTTGCTGCCAATTATCTTACTCCTGGTATATGTTTTTCTGTCATAATTGTAAATTGCCAACCTCTATCGGCACAAAAATTCCTTGCGGCCTTCCATTTGGCCTCGTTAACTCCATACCGTTTTACTTCGTTTAGATATCTTCTTGATACTCTGCCTGTTTTTGTAGCGTTCTTTTTTCTCGGATCTGGAGGAACACATTGACTACTTGGTTTAATCTCAATCATAATTGTTTGAGGATTCCCCAAGCCATCCCTTTTATGTACAATTACATCAGGGAAATATCTGTGTACTCTTCCATCTATCGGCGAACGATATGGAACAATCACCTCTTCAGATTGCCACCATATCACGTCACTATGTAAATCAAGCCATTTAAAAACCTTAAATTCCCACAAAGACCTATAAATAATCTTTGTTGGGTCGCCTTTATACTTAGCCGGATTTTTGGGACGAAAACGTCCTTTATATGCCATAATCTAGTACCCGCTTTTGTATATAAATAATCCAATATATCCTTAAAAGATATTTATCCAATCCAACAAAAAGTATGGAAGAAACATAGGACACTAAAATGGGCCCAGGTGCAAGAACAAGTAAAGAGGCAACAAATAGACCAGAAGATGTTATAGCATCAGCGCGTCGCAAAAGACAACAATCAGCACAAATTTTAACATTTCCGGTAAAGCCTTTATCTCCGCACGGCATTCAATTTATTTTTAAGGAATATAATTTTAATGCATTTGTTGCATCACAGGAAGGTAGATATGGTAATACAAATCCTTTGGCTAAATATCAAAAAACGAATGAGAATAATAAAAAGGTTGATTTAGAATCAACTCTTACTATTGAATTGCCATTTCCGACTGCTCTTACTGACGCAACAGGCCTTACAATTTCTGGAATAGAAAGAGACTTGGTCACCGCAGCGATTGGCGATAGTTTAAGTTCAGCCTTTAAGTCATCGAAAGAAGAGGGACAGACACTTCTTAAAGGCATTGTAAATAGATTACAAGGCATAGGTTCAGATTTAGCAAATACCTATCAAACAGGCGCGGCCGGGAAAGGCGGATTTGCAGGGGGTGTGACATCAGTTGCAGGTCAAATATATGACAACTTAAATGAAACATTAAAAATTGGTATGGATAGTGCAAAATTGCTTGGTGCTTATTTAGCAAGAAATTTTCTTGGTGATATCAGTAAAACAATAGCTATGGATTCTGCATTTGCAATTAACCCGCAAGAAACTTTAGCATTTGAAGGCGTAAGTTTAAAACAATATACATTTGATTGGGATTTATATCCTAGTAATAAAGCGGACTCAGATAGAATTAAAGAATTAGTACGAAAGGTAAAGTCAAGAATTCTACCAAAAATGAGTGGTGGCGTTTTCGAGTCAGCACTTGGTGCACAATTAAAAAAGGAAGGTATCAACGTAAGAAGTGGGGCTCTAGGTAGACTTTTCTTAAGTTATCCGGATACTGTAATTATGAATTTGGTTGGAGTTGATGAATCACACTGGCCATTATTTAAACCAGCAATGTGTACTGGAATTGATATTGATTATGCTGGTGGAGGCGAAATGGTTATTGCAAAAGGTGGTGTTCCAGCTGCCATAAAGCTTTCAATGACATTTAGTGAATTGGTCATTCATACTCAGGACGATTATGTAGATAATGATACAGTTAGTCCACCTGATGTTGAAAAGAAAGCTTATCCCTCCGGAGGATTTAGGTAATGAAATATTTTGAAAACTTTCCATTAATTGATTATCAAGGTCGCCGTGTAAGAGATATATCCCGACGTAGTTCCTTTTTAACAGCTATTCAAAATAATCCATATCTTTATTATCCATATACTATTAAGGCAAATGAAAGGGCAGAGGATATTGCAGACGCGTATTATGGTTCAGTAGATTTTGTATGGTTAATTTATTTGGCAAATAATATTATTGACCCATATCATGAATGGCCTATGGACGAAAATACTTTTAATGATTATCTTGTAGACAAATATACAGAACAATCAGGCGAAACTGGTGAAGATGTTATTGATTGGATTCGCGATGAAGCAAATGACCAGAATATTATCTATTATGTGAGGCAGGTATAATGGCAGTTGATGATATTTTACTAGCGCCGGAATCGTTTCAGACGATTTATCTTCGTAGAGAAGACCGTGTTATTCTAAGAACAGAACGAGGCGAAAAAATCATTATTAAGAGAATCATTCCTGAAGAATGGGTACCTTATAGAATTTATGATTATGAACTTTCACTCAACGAAAAGAAAAAGGAAATATTTTTATTTGATAGATCTTTTGCAGCTCAAATTAGTGGCGAATTAAGAAGAAATTTGCTTCAAGCAAATACGGAATGATAAATGGCTGGAGAATTTAATCCAACGCACTGTATTGTTGAAAGTGCAATTGTCAAAAATAAAGCTGGTCAAGAAAAAGAAATTACCGGCATTATCGGCGAGTTTTCTTTAACTCAAGGTATTAGCAGAATAGCATTAAATGGTATATTGACATGCCTTGATGGTGTTGGTGTTTTAGAAAATTTTGGTTTGCGCGGCGAAGAAGAACTTGATATTGTTTTTAGGTCATTTGATTTCAATACTAGAATTCGATTGCAGGCTCAAATTTATCGCATTGACGGTGTACAAAGATCTGATGATGGTGGTTCATTACAATATAGTTTATATTTTGCCACAAGAACATCATATAAAGCAGATTTAAGAAAAGTCACTGAAGCATATAGAGAAAAATCTGCAGGATATATTGCTGAACAAATATTTAAAAAAAATTATTCTGAGCTTAAATCAACAACACCTCGCGATGATGGTCAAGAATTACCAAAAAGTTTTACATCAAAGAAATATAGATTAGCAGCCGATAGAGAAAGATTTTTTTATGTGCAAGGAACGCATGGCAATTTAGATGTAGTTATACCTACATTTAGGCCATCAAGAGCATTGGAATTAATAGCCGCAAAATCATACAGCAAAGAAAGTTTAAGTAATTCATATAGATTCTTTGAAAATTTTGATGGTTATCATTTTGTGACTGATGAATATTTACTTGAAATGGGAAAGGCAAATCCTGGTATGGTCCATGATTTATTTTATTTTCCAGTTATGAATAAAACGGTTGAAGATGCTGAAATGCAAAGAAGGTCAATCGAAACATTTACAAACTCAAGAAGAGCACATACGGGACAAGATTTATATAATGGTGCTTATATGAATAAAGTTGTGGAAATAGATCTTTTACAACACAAAGTAAACTTCCGTACATTTAACTATCTTGAAGATGCTGATTATTATACAGGTCAAGGAAAGGCTGTTGTTCGCGATGATGTGCATACAGAAGATTTTATAAAGGATACATTTTTAGAAAGTAATGCAAAACAATTTATGGTGTTTAGAGATTATTCAGGGCCAGAACATATACATCCGCAACCACCATTAAGGCCATCAGTAAAAGGTGACCAGTATTATGCTGAAATTAAAGCAAATAGAACAGCGTATAGTGAACACGTAAAATCAAATACGGTTGAAATTGGATTAAAAGGAAGACTTGATATACAAGCAGGTCACTGTGTAAATATTATTATGCCAGATATTAATGTTGGTTCTGTAAGAATGGAAAACCAAACAATGGTAGGAACATACTTAGTCACAGGAATTACACATGTTATTAAAGAAGGTGTTTGTGATACGAAAGCACAATTGGTAAAATACGGCAATGTAGGACTTATTTCATAATGGATATTGCAGGAATTAAAGACCCTTTATTTTTTATTGGTGTCGTTGAAAATAATAAAGACCCTCGAAACGAAGGTCGTGTCGCTGTGCGCGCTTTTGGTATACATGGTAAAAACAATGATGAAAATGGTGGTGTAAAATCAACAGATTTGCCTTGGGCGATTTGTGCTTCAGGTAGTTATGACCCAAATAATCCACCGCCTCCATTAAATTCGTTCGTATATGGAATGTTTCTTGATGGCCGAAATGCACAACACCCATTAATTTTAGGATTAATTCCATCTCAATATGCATCAGAACACGACCCAGCAAAAGATGGCTGGGGTGTAATACCAGATGCGGATAATCAATTAAATGCAAGAGGTATGTCACCAAGAGATTTTGGTTTACCACAACAATCAAGATTAATGACAGGAGAGGCATTAGGTGAGACATATCTTCTTGAACAAGATCTGAATAGAAAACACGACCAAAAAATTGCAAATTCAACTGAGACTTGGGCTGAACCTCCTTCAGCATTTGCAGCAAAATATCCATATAATAAAGTCATAGAAACTGCACAACATAGTATAGAATTAGATGATACACCTGGTGGTGAACGAATTATGATTCATCACAAATCTGGAGCATATGTTCAAATAGATGCGAAAGGTACTGTCACAGAAAGAGCGGAGGCTGATAGATACGAAATTAATATTGGTACTAAACACGAATCATCTGGCCATTCAGTAGTGACGATTAACGGGAATTCACACGTATATGTAAAAGGCAATAAAACAGAAGAAATAGAAGGTAATTATGAACTTCTAGTTCATGGTCAAGCACATTTTGGTGTCGGTGGCCAAATGAATATTAATGGTGGTGAACAACTTCAGATGAGAGCTGGAGATGTTAAAATTGATGCCAATGTTGGTGTAATGAATTTATTTGGTAAGGAATCTATTATTGCAGATGGTGGTCAACAATTTATTGCAAAAGCAAATAATATGAATTTAACATCATATCTTGATATGGAATTATATTCGACACTTGCTATGAAGGTCACATCAGTACTTGATTTTACAGTTTCTAGTAATGATGTAAACTTTAATACAGGAACGGGTGGCTTTAACATTTGGGGTATTGGCCCTACAACCATTGATTCGCCTACTGTTAAAGCAATTGGTACACTTCAAGCAACTGCAGTTGCAGGTATTAGAGGAGACTTTACAACATTAGGTGCTCCATTGCCATCAGGTGCTGTATCATATAATGCGTTATATATGGCTCCATTAAAT